GAGTAAAAACCGCCCATTTTTGATAGGCGGTCTGCGGTTCTGATCTTCTCATTACGGGTCATCAGTAAAGCCCTTCTGGATCATCATCCTCATGGGATTCCGAGTCCATTACTTCCAGCCCGTCTAATTGGTGCATTCCTGCAAGTTCATCATAAGCTAGATCAACGGCTTCCCCTTCATCTACGGCAGATATAAAGAAGGTTTCTGAACCTGAGTAATGTAGGGTTATTTCATATACTTTCATCATCTTGCTCCTCGTCAATGGTCTTATGGTCTAGGATTCTCTCAATGACAGAATCAAAGTCTTTTACCCATGCAAATTGCTTAAGATACTCGACCGCCTCTTGCGTATCAATTAAATGGTTCATTTTCTTTCCCCCATAAATGGCTTTAAGACCGCCTTAAATTTCGTAGATGATTTAGGTTCATGGATAAATACTCTCTCCTGCAAATCTACATCCAATAGGAAAGCTCTTGGGTTATCTTTGCGTAGCTGGAAGATAACATTATCTAATTGCTCGTTTGGCTTGCCTAAATCCTCATGCTTAGGATGGCGGGCTACTGATCTTAATAAGTCTTGTTGTGATTTTGTAAACATTTGATGCTCCTCTGTGGTTGATTAAACTGCTTATACTACTCTGTGATTTCTTCTCTTACCCAATCCGCCCATGCGTCTATTGAGTTCCAATTTATTCCGATATTTGCATCACTCTTGCGAGCCATAATGCACAATACTTCCCGTGCTTGATCGTCAGTCAAGTCCTCTGCTACGCTTTGGACATCCTCGATATGCCACCAATCACAATGCCAATCAGGGCTAGTAAGACGGACAATATCGGATACATCAGGGATTTTCTGTCCATCAGGTAAATCAATCTCTATAACTACTTTCATACTTCCTCCGTTGTGCCACAATGCTTAATAGATTTAAACTCGTCCACCTTAATATCGTGGTCAATGTAATGATCTAATTCCATTGGTTGCTCAAAATAACTATTTCCTAAAATGATATTTTTAGCGTCCTCCATTGTGTAGGCTTCTACTTCATATTGCTTCCACACTTTGCAAGTTTCTAAGGTCTCAATTAAATATACATTTTTCATACTTCCTCCTCATCGTCAATATCAGCAATTACAAATCCCTCGCCTACAATCCTTCCTACTTCCAACGGTTCGCCGTCCATGTAGTAAAAGATAGATTCGTCCTCTGCGTCCTCTATCTCATCCCATGATCCTAATGCGATTTTTACATCATAAAAATCCACCGTCTTAGCCGTAGGGCTTTCAGGTGGATAAAACACTCTGCAATTTCTGTATTCGTATTTCATGCTTCTTCCTCCAATTCCCAACTTCTTTCTTCATATTCTGCTTTAACTTGCTCATCTGTCCAACTGTTATAACCAATACCATCTGCTAGTATGTGATATAGATATTCATAATCTCTATTACTCATAGCGGACTTGATCGTCAGGATGTCATCTTCTATTAGCTTTTCAATCATTTGTTCTGTTTTCATACTTCCTCCCATTCATATTCGTTATATGAGTCTATAAACTCTCTTAGAGATAGATCATCCAGCATCATCTTTAAGATGCTATAAAGACTCTCTGCGTTGTTTTCCTTAAGTTCTGCAATTATTCGAGTAATCATTGCTCCGATTAACTTTTCTGTCATTTGCTCTCTATTCATCACTATCCTCCATATCCCATGATTCATCAAAAAATCCAATGTCTGATACTCCTACTCTGCCCTCAAACTGCATTCCTTCCTCGTCATACTCATCCTCAAATCTTGAATCAGGGTATTTGTCAAACAGAAATTTAAAAAACCCTATTGGCGCACCCCAAGGCGTTTCAAAATAGATATAGGTTTCTGCTGGATCGTTATCTTCCCAATCCTCTACCCTTGCATCCCATTTAACTCCCCATTTATCTACGCACCAGTCATACCAATGCTCATAGCCATATTTCTCCTTATTGGCTTTATATAGCTCCTGCATTTCGTTTGCTTTGTCCGTATCATTTCCAAAAAATCCCGCCTCAATCTGCAATTCATCAGGACATGGCATTAGGTCTTGGAATGGCGTAGCGTATAAATTGCCCTCGTCATCCGTTTTACTCGGAATAAATGCTTTAGCTATTAGCTTTCCGCTTTCCGTTGTTGTATCAATCGTTAATCTGTTATAGCACCAATTAGGCATTTTGATTCTCCTCAATAAAGTTATAGTCAATGCAAAATTCAGTTAATTCTTCATCACTAGCCTTTTCCCAGTCTTCTGTAAAAAAACTGCGTAGGGTGTCTATTTGATCTCTAGTCCTAGCTTCAAAGAAACTTTCAATGTCGTGCTTTACTATCATTTCAATCATTTGCTTTCTACTAGGCATTTTCGTCCTCCAATTTTTCAGAATCGCATAATATCCAGTCATCGCATCCGACTGTCATATCGGGAATAGTATCTTTCCCAATGTAATATGCTTCTCCTTCGTCCTCTGCATCCACTTCAACTTCCCAATAAAGGGCATAAGTCATTCTAAATTTAGCCATAAATTTCTCCTCTGAAAATAGCCTTCTACTGCAAACAATAGCCTTATACTACTAACAAAAAAATAGGGACAAACCCTATACCAAAACCCCCAAAATGGGGGCTTTAGTCTAGCTTTTAGCCCGTTCTAGCTCCTGTTTTAGCTTATCAATAGCCCTCTGCGCCCTTTCCCTTTGTTTTGGGTTGGTGCTGGCTTTTAAGATGTATTCTTGCCAAAAAATACTCTTTTCTATTACTTGCGGGCTGTTCATTAGTCCATCCATCCATCGAAATAATCTGCTTTTATGCCCTTGCTGGCTAGGTAGTCAATAGCGGGCTTAACTGATCGGCTAGCGGATAGATTGCCCTGCACCCATCCACAACGGGATATAGGTAGCTCAATGGGTCTGCGCTTGCCCTTGTCGAGATACCAAACCCGCAAGGATTTGCCCCCGCAACACGTTCCGACATCCTGCTCGCCCTGCTCTTTCCATGTTTGAAACCAAATATTTTGGGCTATTTGCCCATGTGCTCGCAAGGCTTCCGCCTCTGTTGGTGTATATGCTTCAATCTTCCAGCCGTTTAAGTCTAGTGTCTTCATGCTCTGCGCCCCTGTTCGTCAAATTCGTAGCCGTTGGCTTCCATCACTTCATTTATATATTCTTCTCCGTCCTGCCATTCCATATCGGCAATAATTCCCCGCTTGCCCGCTTCTATTGCATCCCTAAAAGCACTTAAAGCGCATCCCGTTAATTTCATAGAATCCGCCATTGTTTCCAGCAAATTACAGTCTAAGCAATAACCCGTCAATTCTAGGCTTCTATTGCTCTCTACTTCTTTAAGAGTTAAACCCCTAAAATGTTGGTTTTCTGCGTCTGTTTCAATGTAGGAATAGGCATAAGGGCTTAACGAATAATCCTTTAAATTAACCCCGAAAAGATCGCAAAATGCCCGTATTGAGTCTATTCCCTCATCAATCCAAACATAGCCACCTTGAGAAAACCATTCTCTAGCGGTTAATTTTGCGCTATCGTCTAATTCTGCATATTTATAAATCGTTTGCTCAATCGTTCTCATTTAATCCCCCATTTGATAATTGCACTAAATAAAACCCAAAGGGCATAAATGCCCGCTATGACTACGGCGAAGGCAAGTAGGTTGTCCCATGTTGTCGTAATCGTCTTATAAAGCGTGTCTAGTGTTGATTGATTCATTTCAAACCCCCTAAAAGTTGCAATAATCTATGTAATGTCTTGCCGTCTATCGTTCCCTCGCTAAATGCTTTAGCCAATGCTCTATGTTGTTGGTTAGTCATAGTTTTTTAATCCTTGATTCGCTAAGAGTATGTTTACAAGCTGGCTAGATGATTGATAGGCTATTACTTGCAGGTGTGGATCGGTTAAACCTTCCATGAATGCGCCCGCTTCTTCCTCGTTGCTAAATGCTCTTATCAGGTCTCTATGCGTCCATGAGTTATAGCCGTGCGCTAAATATAGTTTTTTCATGCTATCGCTTCCTCTGTAAGTTGTGCCAATGCTTCTCTAGTGCGTTCTTGCTCCCGTTCTGTGCGGTTAATCAGGTTCTCTAAGGTGCTTCTGTAATGCGCTACGGTGTCGAAGCCGTCTAATTCCTTCCACATAGCTTTTCGGGCTTGGTCGCTGGTGCTGAAGGCGTTATCTACATCTAAGCGGGCTACGCACTCGCCAAAAATATCGAATATGGCATATCTAAAACCCCGTTTTGTATTCTGAAAGTCTAGGAATGATGACTCAATGACATAAAAGAGAAGCCCGTTTTCTGTTTCGTGTGCGCTACTGATACGGCATCCAAAGAATTTAAGGTTCTCATTACTTGCCCAATGCGTCCGCCCTTCTAGGTTCTGTTGTGCGTTGCTCTTGGCGTTGTATGACTTAGAATCATATAAGCGAGCAATTCCGTTCTTGTTGATAATCTCGGCTACTTGTTTCGTTTCCATCTTTAATCCTCCGTTTAATAAACTAAACAATAGAATCGCTGGCAATTTCTTATCCAGCTATCATGGTTTGAAAATACTTCCTCAAAATCTACTTTTTTGCCCGTTCTCTCGTATGCGTTCAGGAATATAGGCAAGTCGCAATCCTCCTCAAGATAAGCATTCGATCCTTTGATGTAGGAATATTGGCTAATCTTATCCGCTATTCCTAAATCATTTATAAGGCTAATAGGCACTTCTCCCCATCCATGAGACGGGTCGCAAATAAACTTAATACGCATAAATCCTCCATTCGTTGATCTCATCAGATAGCGCATGACGCTATGACGGGCTTTTGCCCGTTTCGATCTGTTATAAGGTGCAGTTATATCTTGATACGCTAATGCCAAGCTCTGCGAGTTCGTCGGCTACTTCATCATGCCAGCGCATAAACTTAATGACATCCTCGTGGTTGCTATCAGTCCTATCTATTGCGATATTCCAAACGGTGATGGAATTAAAAAGACTGCTGATTGTTTTGGCTTGTTGCTTTGTTAGTGCTTTCATGTTCTCTAGTCCTATATATGTTGAGGGTTTGAAAAAATCAGTTGTTGCGCTGATGTAGTGATTCTCGGGGCTAAAACCACAAAAAACAATAGGGAAAACCCTAACTTTATTGATCTAGGTCAAGATTTTAGAAAATAAATTAGGCTCTATGAGGTGATGCTTCTGCATGGGTAAACGTAGAAGATAAAAGCCCGCACCTTTCCTTCATGGATCGGCTTAGATGCTTTTCATATAGTAGAGAATACATAAGGGAATAAGACTAAGGGAATACTGTATGAATACCCAGCCTGTGCAGATATACAGTAAGTAAGATATACTCCTAGCCATGTTCTCATTTTGTTCCTACATTAAAACCCTATGAAGATGCAAAAGCTCACCAAAAAGCAGATAGCGGAAGCATTAGACCAGACCCCTATGAATCAGCTACTCAATGTTGAGAGAAGCAAGCTCACAAGTAAACAAATTGCATTTTGTGAGAATCTAGCAAGGGGAGAAACTAAGGCGGGAAGCTATCGCAAGGCTTACAACAGTAAAGCAAAGACTAATGTAGTAGCTACTAGAGGGCATGAGATGGCAAAGCGTGGTGATATTCAGGATATGACTGAGGCGATAAGGCAGGGTTTGGAGTTCCAGAAAGCATATACAGCAGGACAAATAAGGGCTTTAGTAGTGCAAAGACTAACGCAAGAGGCAATAAGTGAGGACTCAAACCCTAGCGTAAGGGTGAATGCACTTAAAGCTCTAGGCACAATCGCAGGCGTGGACGCATTTGTTCACCGGTCAGAAACTACAGTCATCAAGGATAGCGACAAGGCAAGGGCTGAGCTTATGGATATGCTTAAGCAAAGCATGGCAGATAACCAGCGAACCATTGTCCAAGATGATAGCGACATCCTAGAGCTATTAAATGAGATCAACCCAGCCACCCCCAAGCAAAATGATGCGGGCGAACTAAGCGACCCCCATGCACCACTTACAGAAGTAGGAGTCCCTGACGGAGAAGTACATAGTAATCCACACATCGGAACACCATCCGAACTAATCGAAAATAATCTCGAGGAAAATCAATGAGTTATAAGTGCATATTTATGCACCTAGGGGTGCTACTTAAAAAATACACCAAAAGTAGTTGGGTATTTACAGAAAAGACCCCCCTTAGTCTTTTAGAACGCATAGGGTAGGGGGGGTATATATTTTGGAAAATACTTGGGTATTAGGAGAAGCAGGTGCTAGTAGTAAGCCAGACACTGGTGAGATATTGCATATGATCTCTTTATTGGATTCTGAGACTATCCGTCATTTGGTTACTGATATCTGGATGATCCATGACGTCGCCGTATTAAATGAAACGGGCCATTTGTATAATTTGGGTGAAGGGGATGCCCATTGGGAAGGTCATCTGTGACAGAAAAACAACAGTACATTTATGAGATTATTGATAGCTGGTGGCAGAAGTTCGGCTTTGCCCCCTCTATTCAGAATATTATGGATATTACTGGAGATAAATCCCGTGGGAATATACACCGGATAATGAATAAATTAGTCGCCTTGGGTCATTGTAGGAAATTGCCAAATACCGCCCGTAGTATTCGTCCTACCTATATTCGGATTAGAAAGACATAATGGATTTAAAAGAAACGATTTCCAAAATGTCTGTTGCAGACCAAGAAGCTTTTTATGAGGCGGCGGAGATTTATATGAACTCCGTAAAGCGAGAAAAAGCACAAACGGACTTTATGTCTTTTGTCCATGAAATGTGGCCCGGATTTATTAATGGGGCGCACCATAAGATAATGGCTAAGAAGTTTGAAGATATTGCGAATGGAAAGACCCGCCGATTAATCATTAATATGCCGCCACGACACACGAAAAGTGAGTTTGGTTCATATATGCTACCGGCTTGGTTCTTAGGAAGAGACCCCAGCAAGAAGATTATCCAATGTTCTAATACGGCTGAATTGGCGGTTGGCTTTGGACGAAAGGTACGTAACTTAGTAGGAAGTGAACAATATGCCAAGATTTTCCCTAACGTCACTCTTCGATCTGACTCTAAGGCCGCTGGTCGTTGGTCTACTAGTGGTAATGGTGAGTATTTCGCTATTGGTGTGGGCGGTACAGTTACTGGTAAAGGTGCGGACCTACTCATCATTGATGACCCGCATTCGGAACAAGAAGCTGCGATAGCAGCGTCTAATCCAGAGGTCTACGATAAAGTGTACGAATGGTACTCTTCTGGTCCACGTCAGCGTTTACAGCCGGGCGGATCTATTATCGTCATTATGACCCGTTGGAGTAAGCGAGACTTAACGGGACGAATCCTAAAGTCTGCTCTGGAAAAAGACGGCGATGAATGGGACATTATTGAATTCCCAGCAATTTTGCCGAGCGGCAAAGCGCTATGGCCTCAGTTCTGGGACATCAAAGAATTGGAAGTATTACGGGAAGAACTTCCTGTATCAAAATGGAATGCGCAGTATCAGCAAGCCCCGACCTCCGAAGAGGGGGCGCTAGTAAAAAGGGAATGGTGGAAAGTATGGGATGATCCTAATCCTCCTAGATGTGAATACGTCATCCAATCTTGGGATACCGCCTTTACTAAGAATGAGCGTTCAGACTATTCTGCTTGCACGACATGGGGCGTCTTTTATATGAATGAAGATGAGATGCAACCCAATATTATTCTATTGGATGCATATAAAGCCCGCTTAGAGTTTCCTGAATTAAAAGATAAAGCGATGGCAATGTATCGTGAATACCAACCAGATTCGTTTATTGTGGAAGCAAAAGCGTCTGGATTGCCTTTAATCACCGAGCTTCGCAGAATGGGTATTCCTGTTTCAGAGTTCACACCGACCCGTGGAAATGATAAGATTGCGAGATTGAACTCAGTAACAGATTTGTTTGCGTCTGGCAAGGTTTGGGCGCCACCAAGAAGATGGGCAGATGAAGTGATGGAAGAGATGGCCTCTTTCCCAAACTCTGACCACGATGACTTAGTGGACTCCTCTACTCAGGCGTTAATACGTTTTAGAAATGGCGGATTTGTGCGTTTACCTACTGATGAACCTGATGAGGTTCAGTATTTTAAATCCAAGCGTAACGCTGGGTACTATTAACTTAAAAAATCTAACTGTAAAGTTAAGGACAGATTATGGCAATTGATAAAGCACTATACCAAGCCCCCGAAGGGATTGACGCTTTAGCGGAAAAAGAGCAACCATTAGAGATTGAGATTGTAAATCCTGATGAAGTGACTATTGGTATGGATGGTTTAGAAGTAACTCTTGAGCCTGAGTCTGAAAAAAATGACGATTTCTACGCAAACTTAGCGGAAGAAATGGATGATAGAGTACTTAGCTCTCTAGCATCTGACTTAACCTCTGATTTTGAGGACGATATCAACGCCCGCAAGGACTGGATCCAGACTTATGTGGATGGTTTAGAGCTTTTGGGCTTGAAAATCGAAGAACGTGCAGAGCCATGGGAAGGTGCTTGTGGTGTTTACCACCCATTATTGTCAGAAGCTTTGGTGAAATTCCAATCTGAAACGATGATGTCCATTTTCCCTGCGCACGGCCCAGTAAAAACCCTGATTATTGGAAAAGAAACACCTGAAACTAAGGCAGCGGCTACCCGTGTTGAAGATGATATGAACTATCAGCTCACCGAAGTCATGCAAGAGTACCGCCCTGAGACAGAGCGTCTTTTATGGGGTTTAGGTTTAGCAGGAAATGCGTTCAAAAAAGTCTACGAAGACGAACAACTTGGACGCCAAGTAGCAATGTATGTACCAGCAGAAGATATGGTTGTGCCTTACGGCGCATCTAGTCTTGAGTCTGCTGAGCGTGTAACACACGTCATGCGTAAAACAGAAAATGAAATGCGAACTTTGCAGGTTTCTGGATTCTACCGTGACGTTGACCTTGGAGAACCAGCAAATTCTTTGGACGAAGTAGAGAAAAAGATTGCTGAGAAATTAGGATTTAGAGCAACAACTGACGACCGTTACAAAGTCTTGGAGATGCATGTAAACCTAGACCTAGACGGATATGAACACACAAACGAAGACGGCGAGCCTACTGGTGTCGCATTGCCGTATATCGTTTCGATTGAAAAGGGTACGAATACTATCCTTTCCATTCGCAGAAATTGGGAACCAGACGATGAGAAACATCAAAAACGACAATCCTTTGTGCATTACGGATACATTCCGGGCTTTGGTTTTTATTGCTTTGGTCTTATCCACCTCATTGGCGCATACGCTAAGAGCGGAACCTCAATCATCCGCCAATTGGTCGATGCGGGTTCACTTGCCAACTTACCCGGTGGATTCAAAACACGAGGACTACGGGTTAAAGGTGACGATACCCCAATCGCCCCCGGAGAATTCCGTGACGTGGACGTGCCTTCGGGGGTTATGCGTGACAACATTATGCCTCTGCCCTACAAGGAGCCTAGCCAAGTCTTAATGGCTCTCTTGAATCAGATCGTTGAAGAAGGTCGCCGCTTTGCCAATACAGCAGACCTCAACATTTCTGATATGTCTGCTAATGCTCCTGTTGGAACTACATTAGCAATCTTGGAACGCACACTTAAAGTGATGTCTTCCATTCAAGCCCGTGTTCACTATAGCTTGAAACAAGAATTGAAGTTGTTAAAGCGCATCATTGCTGATAACTGCCCTACAGAATACAACTACGAGCCTGAAGAAGGTAGCCGTAAAGCGAAACAGTCTGACTATAAGACAACGGATGTTATTCCTGTATCAGATCCTAACGCTTCTACAATGGCGCAGAAGATTGTTCAGTACCAAGCTGCTATGCAATTGGCACAACAGTCTCCAAATCTATTCAATATGCCATTGATGTACCGTCAAATGTTGGATGTATTGGGAATTAAGAACGCTGCTAAGTTGATTCCTTTGCCTGAAGATATGCGTCCTAAAGATCCTGTGACAGAAAATCAGGATATCTTGATGATTAAACCTGTAAAAGCATTCCAATATCAGGATCACCAAGCGCATATTACGGTTCATATGACAGCAATGCAGGATCCAAAAATCGCTCAATTGCTTCAAAATAACCCACAAGCACAGCAAATTCAGGCTGCAATGATGTCCCATATCAATGAGCATTTAGGCTTTGAATACCGTGTGCAGATCGAACAACAGCTCGGCGTGGCATTGCCACCTACAACTGATATCTCTGGAGAAGAAGTTCCAATGGATCCAGATGTAGAAGCCAAACTTGCACCGCTATTGGCTCAAGCAGCTCAGCGTTTATTGCAACAGAACCAACAACAGATGGCTCAGCAACAAGCTCAACAGCAACAGCAAGATCCATTGATTCAAATGCAACAACAAGAGTTGCAGATCAAACAAGCTGAACAGCAACGCAAACAACAGAAGGATCAGATGGATGCTCAGTTAAGGCAACAACAGTTGCAGATTGAGCAACATCGTATTGACTCGCAATCTCAATTAGAGACAGCGAAGACCCAAGCCCAAATCCAATCTACTCAAGACCAAGAGAAGATGAGGATGTCGGCTGACATGCTCAAGTATCTATCCGAAGCGGAGAACGAAAAAGAGCTACAAAGTGAGAAGCACCTCCATGAGGCTGTAAGACAAAAACAGCAATTGGAATATGCAGCAAAACAACAACCTAAGCAGGAGCCTAAAAAGAAAGGTAAATAATGGATGCTTTTGAAGCTCTATTCGACGAAATAGACAAGAAAGTAACAAGCTTAAAAGATTGGATTGGCGCTGGACAAGCGAAAGAATTTGGTGACTACCAAAGGACGTGCGGTGAGATAAGAGGTCTGCTTATTGCACGTGGATTCATAAATGACCTCAAACAGAGAATGGAGCGCTCGGACGATGAGTAATCTAGATGTATCACAAGCAGTAGATTTATCCCAAATCCTGAACAAGCAGGATGAAGAGAAAGCAACACAACTTCCAACGCCGAAAGGTTATAAGATTTTGTGTGCGATCCCAGAGGCAGAGAAGGAATACGATAGCGGTTTAGCTAAAGCAGACGAAACCATGCGCAATGAAGAGATCCTGACAACGGTTCTTTTTGTAGTGTCTATGGGTCCAGACTGTTATACAGACAAGGAACGTTATCCAACTGGACCATGGTGTGAAGTAGGAGACTTTATTTTGGTACGCCCAAATGCAGGCTCACGCTTACTCATTCATGGAAAAGAATTCCGAATCATTAATGAAGATACCGTAGAGGCTACAGTGTTAGATCCTCGTGGTATTAAACGTAAATAAGGAGCCGGACAATGGCAGAATCATTTAAATTCCCAGATGAGATGGAGAACAATGTTGAGGTTGAAAAAGAACCTGAACAACAAGTTGACATCGAAATCGAGGACGATACACCTGAAGAAGATCGTGGTCGCAAGCCCGCAGATCCTGCTAAGGTAAAAGCCCTAGAAGTCGAAGTTGACGAACTAGATAAATACAGCAAAGAAGCTAAGGACAAAATGATCCAGATGAAGCGTGTCTGGAACGATGAGCGCCGAGCTAAAGAAGTGGCTGAAAGAGAGCGCCAAGCAGCTATTGAAGCGGCACAACGCCTCCTTGAAGAAAACAACCGTATGAAAGCTATGATCAATAGCGGTCAGAAGGAATATAAGGAAGCAGTGAAGGATTCCGCCAAATTACAGCTCAAAATAGCTAAGAAAGCATATAAAGATGCTTATGAAGCTGGTGATGCTAATAAGATGATGGAAGCTCAAGAAGCCATTGCAAAGGCTGCGCTTAAGGAAGATAAAATCAAAAGCTTTAAGCCACAGACTTTACAACCGGAAAAATTTGATGTACAAATACAACAACAGTACCAACCTGCGCCACAACTTGATACAAAAGTAGCGGAATGGCAGGATAACAATCCTTGGTTCGGACAGGACGAAGAGATGACTGCTTCGGCATTAGGGCTACACGAAAAGCTCAAGCGTCAAGGCGTAAAGATTGGTTCTGATGAGTATTACGCAACGTTGGACAAAACAATGCGGAAAAGGTTCCCTGAGAATTTCGAGGCACCTGAAGAAGTTGAGGTAGAGCAAAAGGAAGACGTTCCTAAAGCAAAACCTAAAACCGTAGTGGCTCCGGCAAGTAGGACGACAGCTCCTAAAAAAGTACGATTATCTACATCGCAAGTGACTATTGCAAAGAAACTCGGACTTACACCAGAACAATACGTTAAAGAACTTTTAAGATTGGAGGCCTGACATGGCTAACGCACCACGTAGTACAGCAACAAGAGATTTAGAAACCCGTGAATTATCTGAGCGTCCAAAGCAGTGGATGCCACCAGATCTTTTACCTGAGCCGGACAAACAACCGGGGTTTGCTTATCGTTGGGTTCGTGTTTCAATGTTGAACCAAGCTGATCCTCGCAATATTTCATCAAAATTGCGTGAGGGTTGGGAACCGGTAGACATTAGCGAACAACCGAAGTACAAACTGCTAGCCAACCAAGACGGTCCTTACAAGGGCAATATTGAAATTGGCGGGTTATTGCTCTGCAAAATCCCCGAAGAAATTGTAGCTCAACGTTCGGCTTATGAGGCCAAACAGACTGCAGATCAAGCGGATGCTGTTGACAATAATTTAATGCGTCAAAGCGACTCTAGAATGCCGATCTTTATGGAACGGAAGTCGACAGTAAGCTTTGGTAATGGTAATTAAATATTAGGAGATTTAAATGGCTTATCCTACAGTTTCGGCCCCTTACGGCCTAAAGCCAGTTAACCTGATCGGTGGTCGTGTATTTGCTGGTTCTACCCGCATGTTCCCAATCATCAACGGTTATAGTTCTTCTTTGTTCAACGGCGACGTTGTTCAATTAGGCACTAATGGCGCACTCGCAGTATCTACACTCCAACCTACAACAGCTAACGGTGGTACTGCTGGTACTATCGGTATTTTTGTTGGTGCAGAGTATTCAACAACTGGTGGTCCTATCTACGGTAAAAACCGTTATCAATTCTGGAATGCTTCTACAGCAGCTACAGATGCAATCGGTTATGTTGTAGATGATCCTCAAGCAGTTTTCCAAGCAGTTGTATTAGGTCAAGGTTCTAACAGCTCTACTGTTCAATACATTAACCCAGCTTTTGTTGGTTCTAATGCATTCTACGTTGGCGCTGCTAATAGCAACACTGGTTCTACAACTACTGGTGACTCTGCTGCTGGTATCGCTATCGCTACTACCGCTATCGGTACAGGCGTTATCGCTCCATTGACAGCAACTGCTCCATTCCGCATTGTTCAGTTGGTAACTGCTTCTGCTGTTACTGTAACTGGCAACGGTACAACTAGCGGCACAACACTGACATTGTCAGCTGCTGTTTCTGGTTTACAACCCGGTATGGTTGCTGCAGGTCCCGGCATTACTGCTGGTTCTGGAGTTTATGTAACATCCGTAAACGGTACAACCGTAACATTGAGCGCATCTGTAACAACAAATGCAACAACAGCTCAATATTCTTTCACTGGCTACCCAGAAGCATTGGTTGCATGGAACTTTGGTTACCATAGCTACTTCAATGCCACTGGCGTTTAATTAAGGAGCTAATAAATGGCTATTTCACGCGCACAACTACTGAAAGAGTTGCTCCCGGGTTTGAACGCTTTGTTCGGACTTGAGTATGCTCGTTACGGTGAAGAACACAAAGAGATCTACGAAACAGAGACCTCTGAGCGTTCATTCGAAGAAGAAACAAAACTGTCAGGCTTTAGCGCTGCACCAGTCAAAAACGAAGGCCAAGCCATCGCTTATGACAATGCACAAGAAGCATGGACAGCTCGCTACAACCACGAAACTATCGCCCTTGGCT